AGCAGACTTATGGAGTAAATATTTAGATTATAAAATTTCTGCTCACGATGTAGCTATATGTATGCTTCTTGTAAAAGTAGCACGATTAAAACATAGGAAGACAGAAGATTGTTACGTAGACATGGCGGGATACGCAGCAATAGCAGGGGAAATCTGTGATAAAGAAAAAGGAGAATAGTTATGCAAATACCTTTATTTCAAACTAAAAGTGAATGGTTACCACCGGAAAGAATACCTGATTTAAGTGATGCTAAACAAATAGCAATTGATTTAGAAACTAGAGATATAGGATTGAATGAAGGAAGTGGTCCTGGATGGGCTGTAAATAAAGGATATGTTATAGGTGTGGCCATAGCTGTTGAAGGATGGTGTGGTTATTTTCCTTTGAGACACGAAGGCGGTGGTAATATAGATGAAAAAGTTTTTGTTCGCCAACTTAAAAAAATATTAGAATTATCATGCGATAAAGTATTTCATAATGCTATTTATGATGTAGGATGGTTACATCAAATGGGACTAAAAGTTAATGGTCGCATTGTTGATACAATGATTGCCGGTCCTATTGTTAATGAGAACAGACCGATAAGATTTTCTCTCGATGAATTAGGAAAAGAATATGTTGGAGAGAAAAAAAATCAGAGCGCTTTGTATGAAGCAGCGAAGGAGTGGGGTGTTAATGCAAAAACAGAAATGTGGAGGTTGCCTCCAATGTATGTTGGTCCTTATGCAGAACAGGACGCAGCACTAACTTTAAAACTTTGGGATGTTTTAAAGAGGGAAATAATTAAACAAGAACTACTAGATGTTTTTAAATTAGAAACGGATTTGTTTCCGGTTCTATTTGAAATGAAAAAGAAGGGGGTGAAAGTTGATGTTGACCACGCAGAGAGAACAAAGAAAACTTTATATACTTCAGAAAAAAAGATACTTAAAAAAATCCATGAGAGTACAAATGTCCACGTTGATATTTGGACTCCGTCATCTATCGCTAAGGCGTTTGATGCAGCGGGAATATCTTATGAACTCACTGAGAAGTCTAAACAGCCTAAATTTGATAAACACTTTTTGGCAACTCATAAAAATCCAATTGCAAGGTTGGTCGTTGAGGCTCGGGAAATTAATAAAGCGAGAACAACCTTTATTGACAGTATCCTCAAGCACGAGAACGGAGGGAGGATTCATGCTGAAATCAACCAAATGAAAAATGAGCAGGGAGGTACAATCTCTGGCAGATTAAGTATGCAGAATCCTAACCTGCAACAAATCCCTGCTCGTAATAAAGATATAGGTCCTTTAATTAGAAAATTATTTATACCGGAAGAAGGACAACAATGGGGTTGCTTTGATTATTCTCAACAAGAACCACGTTTACTTGTACATTATGCAGCCGTCACTAAGCTTGAAGGGGCCCAGCATTTAGTAGAAGGATATCAATCTGGTAATATAGATTTCCATCAAACTGTTGCAGACATGGCAGGAATTGATCGTAAGCAAGCGAAGACTATTAACTTAGGTATGATGTATGGTATGGGTAAGGCTAAATTAGCAAATGAGTTAAATCTTACAGAATTTGAGGCTGAGGAGCTTTTTTCTAAATACCATACTAATGTACCTTTTGTTAGACAATTAAGTAAGAACGCTCAAAAAAGGGCATCTGAGGTAGGTTTTATTAGAACTGTTGGGGGACGTAAGTGTCGCTTTGATTTATGGGAACCACAAGAATTTGGAGTGGGCTTTCCTCTTCCAAGAGATGAAGCCGAACGTAAGTATGGAGGGTTTACTAGAATTAAAAGAGGATGGACATACAAAGCATTGAATAGATTGATTCAAGGGTCTGCTGCTGATCAAACTAAACAAGCTATGGTTTCATTATATGAAGAAGGTTTTCTACCACTTATTCAAGTGCATGATGAATTAGATCTTTCATTTGAATCGCCTGAAGAGGCGAAGAAGATTGTAGAAATTATGGAGCAGTGCTTTAGGGTTAAGTTAAGCCATGTTCCAAGTGTAATTGACTTAGAGAAAGGACCCTCATGGGGGGAAGTAAAATAATATGGCATACGCAAGAAAAAGACAAGAAAGATATATTAAAACTAAAAAAGGAAAAGAAGCAATAAACAGATCTAGAAAAAAAGAACAGGCATTGCTCCGTTCTACATTGAAAGGAAGAATAATTTTACGATACCGTAAGATAAAATGTGAATGGGGTAAAATTGTGGCAGATTGGTGGCTTAAACAAGAGCCGACATGTTTTGTTTGTGGACCAGATATTTTATATGAAAAGGCTCCTACTAGAAAAAAAGGTAGAAGTAATCTAGCTGAATTAGTTATTGATCACGATCATAAGTACACCAGAAAAGATTATCGTAACAATTCTAACTTATTACCCAGAGGATTATTATGTCAACGACATAACCTAGCATTAGGTATGGTAAAAGAAAGTGCGGATGAATTAAGGAGAATGATTGCATATAAAGAAAAAAATACTTAAGCTAAGATATGAAATCTTTATGCTTAACATTATTTTTGTTTTGTCAAACAGCATTAACTAATTTTGATTTTAATTATTCTAACAACACAGAATTTGTTAGCGGAATAATTGAATGCACTCAACTATCTAATACTTTTCTTCCCCCGCATTCACGTTCTATTATTATTATTAGTGTAGCTCAAGCAGCTCTTGAATCTGATTGGGGTAGATCTCGTTTTGCTAAAGAAGGAAATAATTTTTATGGGGTAATAGAAACAGATCCTACTTCCAAACATTTAAAAGCGTTAGGTAATCCTAGTATTATGATTCGTGTGTATGATAAGAAATGTGAATCAGTTGCGGATTATATTAATCTTTTAAACACTCATCATCTTTTTAAAGACTATCAAGATCTAAGAGTAAAGCAATATGTAAGTGGAAAAGTAGATGTTATCGCTTTGATAGAAACACTTAAAGGATATGCAGTTGATCCTGCTTATGTCCCTAAACTTAAAGCAACCGTAAAATATCTTTTAAAAGAATATCCAGGACTGTTTCATGTATCAGTCGGCGCTTAATACTGTATCTAATTTTTGATTTATTTCTTTTACTTGTACTTCAATGACCGAGAGCCGTGCATCAATACGCAACATATCTAAGTCTTTAATCTGTGATTCAATAGCCGTGACCCGTGATGACATCATCCCATTAGTGAAAGCAAGACCCGCTACTATACAACCAACCCATATCCAATCACGAACACTTAACATTATGCACCCCAACTTTTATTAAATGTAATGCCTAAATTATCTGGGTTGGCAGAAAGATTAAGATTACCACCCCATAATGGTTTATTATATTCTAATAATTGATTCTGTAAATCTATATCAAAACCTTGATTATCATTAAAACTTCGAGCTATATCTTTAGCTTTAATAGAACCATCCTCTGCTATTTCAAACATATCACTAAAATTAAAAAGACTATTGGCTTGCATTAAATCGGGATGTGTAATCCCCGCATTGTTTACAATAGGTGGAAAGTTAGAATTCATTTCATTATAAGCTTTAATTGCCTCTGCCTCTGTTGCATAAGTTCCATCATCTGTACTGGGACCAGAAATGTCAGCCATATCTACACTAGCTGCATCTGCATCTGCTTGGTCTATACTACTCATTTTTGTCCCCATATCTGTTGGAGCTTTTTCATTAGAAAAAATCCCTGACAATGCTTTATTAGTATTACTTAAAAGACTAGGAACAAGATTCATAATTCCACTACCAAAAGGTATTGCTGCAGAAACAAGAGGTTTTATTAAATTACCTACAACATTCCCACTTGAAAAAGGAAATGCATTTTGCATAGCTCCTGGATTATTACCATGTAATGTTTGCATAAACTTTGCATACTCAGCCCCAGTCATTCCTTCACGTAGTTTACCTACAGTTTCTTCATTACCTAATCCTAAATTATGCCCTGTAAATTCATCAGTGTTATAACTATAATCTTGACCTGATTGTTGCGCTGCTAAAGCATCTGCTAATAACTGTTCTCTTCTCTCTTCGGCGGAAATAATACCGGATTGAAAGGCTTCGCCGCCTGTCATTCCACCTGGTCCACCAGCTCCTTGATGTACAGAGCCTACTGAACCTTCAGGTTCTTTATCTTTATCTTTACCACCGAATAAATCACTCCAAAATCCCATAGTTTTTTTTACCTTATTATAATCCGGTCTTCAACCCCGAACCTGTTCTTTTACCAAAAGTGCTTTCCACTCCTAGTGCTTCGTATAATCTATCCCGAATTGAAGGAACAGATCCTAAAATAGGGATAGACTTAATTAATTCTCTTACTAATTTTTCTTTTTCTTGTTTAGTCATAAGGTCAGCTACCCCTTCTAAATAACTAACAAGCCTTGTAACAATAGGTCCCATCAATGCTTCGACTGGACCTGAACCAAACTTCTCTGCACGAGCTGAGTCAAGTAAAAATTGAATGGGCCCTAAAAAACCTGTTCTTTCTAACGCTCTAAATAATCTCTGTTCGTCTGATTCATCTTTATATCGTGGGTTTCCTTTAGGTCCATATTGTATAAATTCTCGTAACTCATTTCCAAATGCTGCTACCATTACCATTAAAGCTCCAACCGCTGCATACTTTGCACCATTTTCCATGCCATTATAAAATCCAGATTTAAAGAGTTCATTATACCATCTCTTTAAAACTGTATTTGAAAATGCAACTTGGAAACCTTTTAACTGAGCAAAGATAGCAAGATGTGGATCAGACATCCACATTGGTCTAGTAGTTGCACGTGGGTTCATAACCACTTCATTAACATAACGAAGAGAACCAGTTCTAATTTGGTTTTGATAAAAAGGTAATTGTTGATAAGCTTGTTTATTATTTTTCTTAAACTCTGGTGTTCTTACAAAATCTACTGCCTCTTGTGGTTGAATACCTAACTCTCTTAATTGTTCTTGATATTTTTTAAAACGTCCCGTGTTTGGTAATTGATTAACATCAGTGAGATCACGTCGCTCCATATTTTTAGATAAGAAACGAGCATGATTCATAATCATTTCTCTTCCCGCTGCTGCGGCTACTAATCTATTCCATCTCGTAAATTGAGAAAGAAAGTTTAAACGAAAAAATACTTCTGTAAATCTATTTGTTTCTTGTCCTCCACCAAAAGCTGCTGTTAATCTTTCAGTTGTTGCTGCTTCTAATCCTATGCCAATATCTGCTACAGCATTGTCAAATTCATCTCGAGGAAAACGAGGAAAAGTATTTCGTATAATTCCTTTAACACCGCTAAATATACCTTTTAAAATTATTTTAGCATTCGCACCTCCACGAGATAAAACTAGAAATGGTTCACTAAAAGAAGATATAGTAGCAAAAGGCAGTGTTAAAATATATCCATACGTAATTAACCCTGCATTAATTTTTCTACCTACATCACTTTCAATGGGTTTGTATTGTTTTTGAAGAGCTCTCGCAATATTATAAATTCTATTTTTTTCTGTTTCAGTTATATCATACCCACGTTTTCTATTAACTTCTTCTGCAATAGTGGCTAATCTAGATTTTAAAATTTCATTTTCTTTTCCAAATCGTTTAGCATATTCTACACGACGTACAACGGAGTCACGATATTTATTAAACACATCTATAACATTTGTATTAATAAAAGGTGCTAGTTGATCAAAAGAAATATTTTTTAATTTTCTTTCATTTTCAATGTTCCCTGCTTTTTTAGTGGGGTCCATGAACCCTGTCATGTCTGTAATATTTGTAAATCCATTATTACCTATAATAGCTTGTATAGTTTCTTCAGGATCTTTTACTCCATTGTCTGCTAACACTTTTTTAAATGCTTCTCTATAACTGCTATCACTTTGAAATTTTTTATAGTTTAACATAATAGGAAAATAATTTTCAATAAAACCAGGATCAAATCCTATTCTTTTTCCTTCAAAATTTTCTCCTCCTCGTGTGTATGTTGCTTCATTTGCATAATTATATAAGTCTTTAAATGTATCAGCAAATGCTTGAGCTTCTTTTTTAAATCCTTCAGGTGCCATTGAACCTTCAGGGTTAGTTAAAAAATCATAAAGTTGCCTGTTAACTTTAGGAGTAATGACAGGGCTAAAAGGTGCACGAAAAAATTTAGAAAGATTATCAATTGCTCGACGTGTCTTTCTACTAAATTTCCCTGTCTGCAATGCTATAGCTTCTCCAAGTGTAGCTTGTTGTGCATCTGTTTTTGCTGAGGGATTATCATAGTATTCAAAATCCTGAACTAATCCTCGAGCTGAAGGAGAAAATCTAGAAAGTTCATCTAAAATTCCTACGGATTTACCAAATGTTTTATCTACAATTTGTCTTCCTACTTCTTTAAATCCTTTTTTATATCTATTTAACCTACCTGAATCTACTAAACGAGTACGAGATTTAAGAACATCTCCATCCATAAACTCATACTTAATTAATTCAGGTCCTTTACCATAGTAGTTTGAAGCATATGGTCTCCCCCCTTCTGCATAAATTTTTGCCATTTCTTTATGCAAAGGTTTATCAACTATATGTTCCATTTCTGCATTTTGTAATTTTAAAAAATCTTGTTTATTATTAATTCCTGTTGGAAAAACTGCTCCATATCTTTCAAGAATTGTTCGATTCATTTCTGGTGTTACTTCTTTTTGGAATGTAGCAAAATCAGGGAAGCGAACCACGGTCCCTTCTTCAAGGTCATTTATTTTTAAACGTTCATCTACTACTTCATTGTTAAGCATATTGCCCGCTATCCGTGCTCCAGTACCAATGGTGCCTCCACCAATAGTTCCTTGAACTAAAGCATTTAATAATCTGCTTTCATATTCTTTTTGATCAACTGGGGTGCCTAAAACTTTTGCTGCGTCTTTAATAAAAATAGATTCCTGAGCCATTTCTGTTGGACCTTCTACCACTGCCGCTGTTGCACCACTACGTATTACACCTGGCACCGCTGCTATTACTTTATTGGCAGCATTTTTTGTTATTCCGAATACTTGTTCTATTTCTTTTGGACCAGAAACAGTTCCGCCTTTCATTTTAAAAGCTTTAATAATAGGTATAACTGTTAAAGCATCTAAAGATCCAGCCTTCAATCCTGTAAATAAAGCCTGCATAGGATCAGGTGTGGCATCAGTTCCTGCTACTCCTTTTTGTTCTGAAGCGGCTTCACCTGTGCTTAAAAAAGCAGAAGGTATATAAGCTCCAAGAGCAGTTACGGCTAACCTGCCTAACTTAATAGCTTTTAAGGCCGGTCCTACATAAGGAATAAAATTTACTCCTACATTTAAAGCACCCGCACCCGTTAAAGCTGGTAAGAAAGAAGGTAAAGATTCACCAATAGCATTAGATACAAAAGCAGAAAGGTTGCCCGTATTAACATCTTCTACTCTTCTTACTTCTGGTGCTCCTACATTAGCTGCTTCTAATCTATTTTTTTTTGAAACTGCAGAACCATATTCTGTTAACCCTGCACTATCCATTAACTCTCCGGCTAC